TGATTATGATCCTACTGATCGGTTATTGTTTCAGTCTGCTGTATTGGATTTAACGTTGACGAATAGTAGTTTCGATAGTAGTGATCCTGCAGTTAATGTTCCTATTGAATTGGATGTGTATGAAATTACTTCTTCTGATTCTTGGCAAGAGAATTCTGATGCTAGTTCTACGAATATTAATTTAATTACTATGCTCAATCGTGGTTTTACCGATACTGGTAATGAAGGTAGTGCTTCGTCTGGTTTAGCGTTGAATCAGCGCGGCGTTACCCCTTTTGAGTGTTGTTCTGGTTTGAGTTCGTTTCGAATTAAGATTTGGAAGAAAACTAAGTATTTTTTGGGAACCAGTCAGACTATGACTTATCAAATAAGAGATCCTAAGAGACATGTTTGGTCGAATACTAAGATAGGCTCATGGGAGTCTGGTAATATGCCTAGAGCTACACGTTGGTTATTGTTTATTGCGAAGAGTGTTCCTGGGTATGATATGGACGGTACAGGTCGTGTTCAAATTGATATAGGTGTTACGAGGAAATACATGTACAAGGTGAATAAGAGTTCGAGGGATGCTGATGCGTCAAACCCTTAGACACCCCCCAGTAGCTATAAGTCCTTATTGAATGGGCCGAGAAGGGTACATCGCCTGTGGCGATGTATTGTCCTTCGAGAGAACCACAATGGTGCTACGAGAATGCAAACAGAGATATATTGGGCTTACTCCGAAGGAGTCTGTCAGAGTTAATCCCATGTTATACTATTATAGTTAGTAAAGACAGCTTTGTCTATAAGACTATTAAATACTAAAATTTTACTAAAGCGACGCTTAAGGCTATCGAAATAGCAATTATTATACCACTTATGAGGTGGCGTATTAGACGTAATAATGATTTTATTGCACACACATTGAACTTGTCCTCCTTTTGTTTCAAGTAAGAGCGGATAGCGATCACACAGCCTGAGCAGCAGGTCGAATGGCAACCAACCGTAGAATTCGTCAATGATGATTTCGCTGTGTCTTCCATACCCGTCCCACCACTGACTACGCTGTTTCCAGTATGCATGTTCGAAGTTGTCCATCGCCCATCTGGACTTACCAGTTCCTGTAGGTCCGATGACGATAATGACTTCCACTGCCCAGTTACGTACCGGAGTTTTAAATAGTAGATATTTAGCTATGGCTCGATGGTAACGTACCCATAGGTTGAAATGTTCATCTGCTATCTGTTCCTCGGTCATCGTCGGATTCTCCAGAATCATCTTCTGTAGAGAAGCAACGGTAGTAGATTTGCTCGATAAGAGCTGCGTACATTTTAGCTTGGTAATCCCGTAATACACGGTCTCTCCACTCCTGGTTTCTTCTTTCGTGACATATGCAATTGCATGTGCTCTCGTCCCTTTGCGCTTTTCTAGGTGCGCGCGGGGGAGTAATCTGCATATCTGCGACATCCGGACGGATTGCTTTGCTTCTAAGTAACCTTGGAGGTGTACGGTACCCTCCGTCCCCGTTTCCTGTTGAAAGATGACTATCTTCACCCATGTTGGCCAGTTTGGATGTGGAGTGTCTCCTTCTTGGGGATTATTAATCGTGAACAACCAGTTTCTGCCTGATGGCATTTTGTAGAATGACCTAAGAAACTAAGAACTAAGGCTTGTCTCAATTTTGGCCTACTATTACCCAAAATTGTGAGCCGTGACACTTTTAAGCTTGCTTTCACTATACTTGTCTCAACGACCTTTCGCATTTTGAGACATCACCTGATTGGTCAATTGTGACTGTCGTCAGCCACGTGTCACTTTTCTATTGGCCAGATGTCGGTAACCCCGTATCGACCAGGTGTAGGCGCTATTTCTGGTGCAGGAATATTAGCCAATTATCTTCGTAATCCGGCTCCGTATAATCGAGCTGCCAATAGTATGGCTCGATTTGGACGTTCAATGTATCGTCGTTTCCAGAATTCACAGAGATCTGCTCGTTATAGGACGGTTTCTCGTAGACGACAGTATCCGGTGAAGAAACGTAATTTTATTAGGTCCGGACAGGGGACGACTACTCAGCATGATAGGTCTTATGTATATCGTAAGCGTTCTATGCCACGTTTTAAACGTAAGGCTTGGAAGCGTTTTGTTCGGAAGGTCCATGCTGTTTCAGAAAAGTCTCTTGGTTCTAAGACTATTGTTTTCAATAATCAAGTTCAGACTTCGCTTTCTAGTTCTACTACAAATGGTACTCAGTTGTTAGAACAGGTTGCGTTGTATCCTGTAAAGAATGGGACATATGCACATTTAGATGATTTATTTTCTATTTTTGCTAATTATACTGGTGATGCTGATTATGATCCTACTGATCGGTTATTGTTTCAGTCTGCTGTATTGGATTTAACGTTGACGAATAGTAGTTTCGATAGTAGT